TAAAGGATTCATTTGTTAATGCTTATATAATTCAAATAGAATAAATTTATGCTTTTACATTTATTCTTCACAAATTTCAATTATATCATTGACATCAATATTTCCATTGTTTTCTTCAATAATTTTTATTGCCTCATTACAAGCAATTTGTTCAGCCTTTCGTTTAATTTTATGTTGTCCTTCTCCCATAAATAAAAATATCTTGTTATTTTCAGTAACATAATCATGTATTGATTTAAATGTTTTAAAATAAGAAATATGAACAGAATCGTCATGTTTCACACTATGGATTGGTTGACCTAGACATAAATAGACGCCCATTCTATATCCCAACTCAGAATCATGTTCAATTTCTAAATAATGTGGTGTTACCTTGAATTCCTTCTGGATCTTGACTTGTAGAATATTTTTATAATTATCGTCATTGGTAATAAGTGAAATCCAATCAATATGTTTTTCAAAAATATTTTCTACGAATTTTTGTGCCATTTGAAAACCGGGTCCTGTTACAAACATGGATTGAAACCAACCATCTTTATCAGAGACTTTAATTTTATTAAAATCCAAAAATAATGCACCTAAAAATGACTCAAAAAGACATCCTAATTTTTTTAAATTAGTACGGATCTTCTTTTCCTCTGCATGTTTAGAAATAATTAACCATTTATGTAATCCCATTTCTAGTGCAATTTTACCAATTGCTTCATTCTTAACAATTGCGATTTTCTTTTCTGTCATGAATCCTTCGTTTTCTTTTGGAAAACGACGATATAAATAATATTTTGTTACTAATTCCAAAATACCATCACCTAAAAATTCAAGACGTTCATTGGATTTACTGCTTAAAGGCATACAATCAGTTGGTCTTTCTACAATAGTAATATTTTGTGCAATATTTTCAAAATTAGGACGCTTTGTGTAAGATCTGTGGACAAATGCTCGCTCATAAAGCGCCATATTATTTACAGTAGGAGGTATTCCATATTTAGAAAGAATACATTGGACATCATCTAATGTAATCTTAATATTTAATGGGTTAAATGGATTAAATATTAACCCTTCTTCGGTTTTGATAATATCATCATCGTGAGCTATTTTTACGTCAGTCATTACGTTGTATGTATTTGTACAGATGGCTTTAAATATATTTAGGAATATTAATAACCAAAAAAGTTATTTCAAAATATTTAATTGAATAAAATAAAATATTTTTGTAGTATATAAAAAGATGGTGTATATGTCAGGGTCCAAAAGTAGCAGAAACCAAGCCTCAATTGTAAATAGAACAAACGTTTGTGGAGGAAATAAGAAGGCCGGAATTGCCTCTCGTATTGGTTTTTTTATGCAAAGTAATCCAACTCTAAGAAGAGCTCCTCAAACTCTTCCAAAATTCTGTATTCCAAGCACAACTATCCAAACACAATCATACGGATACAGAGCCACTATTGGTGGCAACATGGGTTAATCTCATTACAAATACTATTTTATCATATTTTTCACGATTATTTCATACAATTTATGAAAATACTATTTAACTTTAAAATAATTTAATAACAACTTGTTAAATTATTTTAATCAAAAACACCATGTTCATCAAAGTTGATTCCCGTGAAAAAGATTTAGTAACAAAAATGTCGTACTATATTTCAACTATTCCTGCATTTAGGAATTTAAAAGTAATATCAGAAAGTTTACCTATTGGCGATGTAATTATAAGCAACAACAACGAAGATATTTTAATTATAGAGAGAAAAAGCATCATTGATTTATTATCAAGCATCAAAGACGGACGTTATGAAGAACAATCCTACAGGCTAAATGGTACACCACTTCACAACCACAATATAATGTATGTTATAGAAGGGGATGTAAATAAAATGAATATGTTCAGAGAAACCAAATTTGAAAAACTTACACTCTATTCTGCTATTTTCTCTCTAAATTATTACAAGGGTTTCTCAGCAATCCGAACTTTTACACTAGATGAGACAGCGCTTTTTATATGTAATTGTACATCCAAATTAATGAAAGGATTAACTACAGATAGAAAAGCATTTTATCCAAATAGAAATGTGAATGCAACTAGCGTTGCGATTACTGTAACAAAAACGAAAGAAACAAATGAAGACTCTGATGAAAATCCCGAACAATCTGAACAATCTGAACAATCAAACGATGCAACTAGTAAAGAATACATTAGCATGGTCAAAAAAGTGAAGAAAGAGAACATTACACCTGAAAATATAGATGAAATCATGTTGTGTCAAATACCAGGAGTCAGTACAGCAACTGCAGTTTCAATCATAAAAAAATTCAATAGCATTGCAAATTTAATAAAATGTTTAGAAGAAAACGAAAAATGTTTAGCTGATGTCACAAATACTAACGGCAAAGGTCAATCAAGAAAAATCACGAAAACATCTATAACAAATATCATGAAGTTTCTCTTAAAAAAATAAATTTGCATTCAATTGTAATTTAATATAAATTTATTTACATCTATTTTAATGATATTTTTTTAAGCTTCTATTTTGTCTTTTAATATTTTTTTTTTTAAAAATTTTCAAACTTTTTGTTCTATTTTTCATTCTGTTTGAAAATGTTAACTTACCGCCAATAGGTTGTTTTGCGTAAACTGTATCATTAATTTTAAAAGTCTCATTTGCTTGCTCTGGTTGTACTGGTGCTGGTGCTGGTGCTGGTGCTGGTGCTGGTGCTGGTGCTGGTCCTGGTGCTGGTGCTGGTGCTGGTCCTGGTGCTGGTTGTACAACTCTCAATTCTTTTTTTCCAAAATCTTTCCAATCTGAAAAAATATCGTCAATTGTTTTTGGCCGTTCTTGTATAGTTGTCTGTGCTGGTGCTGGTGCTGGTGCTCTTGTTGCTGGTTGTGATGCAACAACTCCACTCGCGATTACATTTTCTTGAAGATAAACGCTATTTTCAAAAATTTTATCCCAAGTGGTTTCTGGTTCTGGGGTATAATCACCACGATCTTTTGCAAAACAAAATTTTAAAATTAAACTTTCAAGTTCAGGAAACTGATTTTGTATTAATTTTAATTCTGAATTTGATTCAACTGTTCCAACGTGACAATCTTTCGAATAATTTTTTAATAATTCAAAAGCATTTTTACCAACAGGGTTATCGTAATTATCGATATCAATTAAAATAGGAGGAATATTTTTATTATCATTTTTTTCTACTGGCATGGTTCCATTAAAGTATTCATAAAAAACATTAAAATAGTTATCATAATAAGGTTTATAATACTTATGAATAATTTCCATAAAATTTAAAAATAATTTTTTTATTGGTTCTGATAGTGATGGATTATTGAATAATTGATCTACGGTTTTATAAATATAGTTATTAATAGGAACCTCTTCATTTTCTTTATTTTTGTTAACAAAATCCAATACATCTGCAAATTTTGTTCCTTGTTTAAAGAAGTTTAAATTATTGCCATTTTTTATTATATTATTTTCAACCATACTTACTTGACTAGCTAACCATGTTTGTTCATTGTCATTGTATTGATAAAAATTTTGATAAAATATTAATTGAAAGAAAAATATAAACACTTGTATAACTAATGTGTTTGTTGGATTTTCAGATTGACCTTGGGATGAAACATAATTATTTTTTAAAAATGGAACTAACTTATCATTATAAAAAATAATTAATCGCGCTGTAACAGGATTACAAGTATTTGTTGCATTATAACCATTATAAGGTATATAATATTTTTCAAACTCTTTAAATTTTGTTGGCGATGAATTATTAGATGAAGGTTGTGATGATTGTGATGATGGTTGTGATGATGGTTGTCGGGATGGTTGTGATGATGATGATGGTTTAGTCATCACACCTGTAGTATTAGTAGTTTGTAATTTGTCTAATAACTTATTATTTTCGTCATCATAATCTTCAATTATGTATCCTTTTGTATAATCTCCCATAAATTTTTAATCTTATTATATTATTATATTATTATATTATTATATTATAATTTTTATTATCAAATTTAACATGTATAGTTATTAGAGAAAAAATTAGGGAAATTTTCTAAATTTATCTGGTCACCACAATAACAAACATCTGTAAAAAATAACTTTCTTGTTAAAGATATTTGTAAATTGTATTTTCTTCCTAAAACAGAATGACCTATTTGTAAGTTATCAGAAAATTCAAAATCATTTTCATCAGAGTTTAACTTTTGTAAATTTTTAAAATTAAATTCCTCATTATGAACATAACAGTTATTTTCTTCATCTTCCTCATCTCTATTCGAATTATGAATACCTTCTATTAGTAAACTTTTTCTGTAAAGACCTATTTTATTTTGAAAAAAATATTCAGCATATTGTTGAGTATCGAACAAAATATCCCAAAAAACATTGTAAAGCTGTTTATTTTTATAAATGTTGTTAATACTATCACACAAATATTTTAAGTTTTCACTGTATTCTCCAGTATTTTTGTAAAATAAAAAATTATATATAAATGTATCAAAGACATTTCCCAGATTTGATATATATACATTTTTAATATAACTTCCTTGATTTAGTGGTTCTGTAATATCATTAATTATGTAATTGTTTATATTTTCTGAAATAGTAAATAAAACATTATCATAAAATTCTATCAAAGGAAAACTATCATACTCCGCATTAATTTTTTTTACTATTTGGTATAAATTATTTTGTGCCTTTATAGAAGTATCTTCTAATTTTAAATTTTTTAAAGCAATACCTAATGCTGAATGCAAATTATTTCTCGTTTCTATTTTTTCAACTAAAATTTGTGATGACAAACTTTGTGTAGCTTGAAGTACTATATCAGGATCTGATATTTTAACCAAGTAGTTAAAAATATTATAGTTAAAATTACCGTTATTAGTATCGAAAAAAAATTCAAAAATTTTCGTAAAAATGTTATTAAAATAAGAATTATTTTCTAAAAATTTGAAAAACTCTGTTTCATCATTTTCATCAAGAATTGTTAAAGTATTAATACTATAACTAATAAGTAAAATATTTTGTAAGGTTTTTATTAAAATCAATGGACCAGTTTTTCTGGAAGTATTATTAATATCATTTACCAATAAAATAAAATAATAAACTGTT